GCAATCATAGCTAAAGCGCAAGCTGCGTCTAAGCGGCTCATCCCACTCTTGCGGGACAATAATCCGCTCATGCTTCCAGATACGTCAACAATAAGAAGCGTCTTACCAGAAAGCTTTTCACGCATACCCATACTCTTAAACATGGCTTGCTCAAGCTCGGCCTCAAACTTAGGGGCCGCATTTGCAGCAGCAATAAAACGAAAAGGAAGAACCTTAGAAAAATTAACCTTATCAAATCCCCGACGAATCTGCTCCTTGTCAACATTGGCTCGCTCCATGTTACGCAAGTTGCGAATAAATGCAAGTCCACCTAACTTATCTTCATTGATAAGACGAACCCAAGTGTCCTTCTTATCTTTGCCAGCAGAGAGAGCTGTTTCCCAAGTATCTGGGGTAGCTAACTTATTAGTAATAACTCGCTTCCAGAGCTGAGCCTGATCGATATTAGCGGGAACTGGATGAATAAGACGTATAATATCACGAAGCCTAATATTAGACTTAGCGGAATTATACTTGGCCAGAGAATACTCATTCATGTGCGCTAGAGCCTTAGCTAGTCCCTTCTTAACCTGAATAGATAAAGGCTCTCTCTTCTCCAGCCAATAAATATTAATAAACTCACCCATCTCATCTGGACGTTGGATAACACGAGCCAAAGTATCAGAAACAAGGGAATCGCCATTATGAACCCTAGCTAACTCTCTAACCAAAAGCAAAGGTACATGGCGAAGATTAAATTTTTCCCTAGCTTCAATAGCAAGATCAGCAACATATTCTGGGTCTACCTTCTTGACTAAATCGGAAATACGATTGGCAATAGAAGTACCGTCCTCGTAGAAAGCGTCTTCCCACAATAAACAGCTGAGAACAGACCTACGTAATTGCAATTTAGCGTTAATATTAGCGGCAACAGCGCCTGGGGCGGTATAAACAGTCGTAGCGACTCTCTTATTTGTTTTCATTTTCTTTCGCTCCTCTCTTATCATATAGCGAAATAGTTAAGGCCCCGAAGAAACTATCGAAAACGGTGTATATCTACCATTAGAAGTAACCGTCTTCTATCACAATCGGGGCCTTAACTTATTTGTGAACAAGAGAAGAAACATTCGAAACAGTATGATACCTATTTATCCAATAGAAGTAACTGTTTCTATCACAATCTCCTGCTCAAAGTAAATATAATACAAAAAACTACAAAAGTCAAATTATTTGGCGGGTGTGGATGGCGTAGTTTTCTTAAACCAGCTCATAATCTTTGCAAACAACTTCGCTCTCCACGTAGCTACGTACATAAGCCACTTAGCCGCAGTCGTTGGCGTCACAACGGAAAGAACTAAAAGAGCCGCAACAACACCAGCCACAAAATCAAACAATGATCCAATCATGTTAACCTCCATTGGGAATGACACCACCCTATTGAAACACACAAATTAATAGACGAGACTGTCCTCATATAGTATAGTCTCCCATTTTTCTATATATCGCTGTCTATTCAATTCCCAAGAGCAACAAACACCACTTACCTTATCTAAAGATGCAGATGCAGGGCTGTCTCCAAAACCCATGTTACACAGTTAAGAGAAATCTTCTCTGACAAAGCTTATAACTGATTTGTGCATATCATCCTCGTGACGCCTTCGGTTAGCGTGACTTGCGGAGTCCATCCTGTAGCGGACACAAATGAACTGATATCAGCACAAGAATGCTTAATATCCCCTTGCCTTTCTGGCGCAAACACAACCTCCACAGACTTGCCTAAAGCATTATTAAATATAGCAATAACCTCAAGCAAGGAGATTCCGATTCCCTGTGCTACATTATAGATGCCTCGTAGGTCTACAGCAGAAATATAGGCTTCTACAGCATCCGAGACATACAAAAAATCTCTTGTTTGTTTTCCATCACCATAAATAGTCACCGGCTCTCCCTTCGCAAGCTTGCCCGTAAAAATAGCAATAACTCCACCATCTTCTGTGCCTCTTTGCCGAGAACCATATACATTAAAAAATCTCAATGAAACCCCAATAGGAGAAACCGCCACAGCAGCAGTCGCTAGATATTTAGATAAAGCATAGGGAGAAGGCCATTGAATGCCAGAATGGGCTGCACTTTCCACAAGTTTTTCTTGTGAGTCGCTATTTCCATATTCAGCCGCAGATCCCGCAAACACAAACGAGGTAAAGCCCAATTTCTCTGCCTTGGACAATAATGTTACTGTAGAGATATAGTTTACTAGCATAGTGCGAGTATAATTCAGAATCGATGTCTGCACACTAGAAATTGCTGCCAAATGAAAAATTGTATCTAGTTCAGGGTATTCAGTTTTTAAATCATCTAGTAATTCGGGTTCTGTAACTGACCGAGCTACAAAATGAAAAGCTGGATATTTCAGCGCGTTTACAAGGTTATCCATTGAGCCAGTTGACAAATCGTCTACACCTACCACTAGCCAATTATCAGCAAGTAGGCGGTCTACTAGGTGACTTCCAATAAATCCTGCGGCTCCTGTCACTACGCAAGCTTTAGCCATTGTATGCTCTTAAAATGCTTCCTAGCATTGGTTGAAAATATTGCAAAATCTTGTTAGCTGTATCGTGGATATTTTCACCGATAAACTGTACTAAGGGGTTGTTATTATATTCCCCACAATACACTGGCAGATTTCGCATCAAGACTGGCATCTGCCAACTCAACGCCTCTTTTATGACCAAAGGATTTGTTTCCATTGTAGACGAGAATAGGAATAAGTCCATCGCTCCATAAAAATCATCCAAGTCTGAGACCTCTCCCCAAATCACACAATTGCTAGGTTTATTCTCCATCAACGGTTTCCAATAATTAGCAAAATTTGGAGCTTGGTTTCCTACAAAATGAAACACGTATTGAGGCAACAACCTAGCTATCTCGAAAATCTCTCCTTGATTTTTCCAAGGGGCAAAGAGACCGACATTTAGAATGTGCTTCTTGCGGACATCCAGTTTCAATGAGTTTAGCGTGGTGGTTCTGTCGGGACGAATATGTGGTTCCAACGTATATATTACTTTCTGTATTGGAATGCCTAGATTAGCAAACTCTTCTGCATGATACTGTCCTATGACAGCAAAAACATCTGGCATAAACCGCTTTGTCGAAGCTTTGGTAGCAGAACTGTGGGTAGTCTCCACCAGCTTATACGTCCTAGCCTTACTGTAAATAAAGCTAGTTATATCGTCGGGCAGGAAATTTTCAGGAGCCTCTTGCATGTGGACAATGGTAGGCTTGAATGCTTCCAATATAGCAGCTAGTTGATCAAGTTTGTTTTGATTGTCGTTAAGAGTATAAAACTCTGAGAGAGCTTTGATTTTATTGCGCTGCACAACGTAGGCATCTCCAAGAAAATTGTATTCGACATAGCCAGTTTTGTACCCTGCCGCAACTAGGTCTTTGATACATGTGTAGACGTATTGAGGCATACCGCCAGTGCTGCAATGAGGGGCAATAAATAATACTCGCTTCTCGTCGTTAGTAGTGATAGTCTGACTTGTTTTGGGCTCTCTAACGCCATCTATTAGTGACTCCCCGCCGTCCTCGTGTCTGATGTACCGTTCGTATGTAATGGCTATGCGCTTATTAGCGGCAGCAAACACTTCGTTATACCAAATATCCGCGCCATACCAAGGGACGGTTTTAAAGCTATGCAATAGAAATTCTCTACTGCGCCGAGGAAATACTATAAATTGGAGTCCGATTATCTTGTTGGTAAGATACATATCCTCACTGAGACGTTGTAATTCCTCTGACTGCAATACTCCAGTAAACACAGAGTCTTTATATCCCATGCTGAAATAATCTATTGCATTTGCTATTGCTGTATCGCAGCACCGCAGTAACGTCTCATAAACCCACTTCACGGGCATATCAAGTTGCGTATCTCGCTCGCACAAAATCAAGAAATCAGTATCATCAGAAAACTCTTCTTCTACTGCTCGTTTATGCGCAGCCCAACATCCGTAATGTCCAGGTTTGAGAGGTTGTCCATCTTGCCCCGTTGGACGCAAAGGCTTCAAGTCGGGAAGCGTGGTTGTATAGCCATTATTGTGCTGGATGTATTCAATCCCATATTTGGCCAACTGTGAAAGGCTTGCGATGCTCGCTTTTTCTACGGGGTCTTCTGGACGCGATAGCAAATGAACAAGTTTTATTTTATAAGGACATTCTTGCTGTGTCACTTCAGTTTGTCCTATAGGTTTGCCAAACACAATATTATTTATGGCTTCCTTCACCATCTCCGGCGTAATACTGGTGGAACACTCAAAGTTCTTTCCACGTGGACACCAATACCAATTACTCTTTTCCAGTGGATACTTTTCCTCATTAAAACAGCCATGACAAACGGAAGGATTGTGAACACGATAACAGTCAGTCATTTCCGAAATGGGATCGGTAAACCCCGAAATAATTACTACAGGAACGCCTAAAGCCCACGCTAGCCAGCTTGGTCCAGTAGACACGGTAATCAAAAACTCTGCGTGCTGAATAATGTTTACTGCATCTTCAATTGCTGTCCCATTCATTTTGACTACATTATCAAGCGACGAGGGCTCTTTACTAACTGAAACAACAGTGTAGCCGAGCGACATCAAATAGTCTACAATTGTTTGCCAGCCTCCAGGAAATAGCCAATGTTTGCCATAGAAAGTGGAAAACTCTGATATAGCGACGTACTTTCCCATTACCAATCTCGGCGCTGACGACCTAGCTACTTTAGTTCTAATCTCGGTGAATGGCAGACCTAAATAGTCTGAAGCTGCTTTCTGCAAGGGAAGGTGTCTCCACCCATTCTTGTTTCTGTTTCTGTCCTTTTCGACTACACCTACACAATAACGAGCATAACAATCAGAACTCATTTGCCAAGGTTCTTTGAACTTGATATTTGGATACTCAGACTTAAAGAGATTGTTCCAAAATGTTAGTGCTGTAACTTTACATCCATGACGTACTCTGAACTCCTCAATATATGGCATCCAAGCAATTGTATCGCCTAGGCTCTTGCTATCAAGAAGTATTTCTACTTCCTTGTCATGCACATTGAACTCATACACAAAAACTAACACTCCGTTTTCATGCACTGTAATACGCCAATTAACATAATACTTCGGACCCGTTTCTGCCCAATGATTGTATTTTAAATCGGTTTCATATACAACCTTATTAGTATCTTTATCAATAAATGTTACATGATACAACGCATTAGTATCGTTGGAAGGCAGTTTAGTGCCAGAAAGAATGGCATCTCCTTTTAGGATTTCTACACGAGCGCCATTTAGAAATGTAAGTTTTATTGTGTTACCAAAAGGAGTAATTGCAGATAGTCTATTTGTTAACAGCAATATTTTTCACCGCACATCTTACGTCGCCACAAATTAATAATTTTTTGGTGGAGCGCCCGGGATTTCAACCCGGCTGAATTTCCTCGGTGCAAACGAGGCAACCACCGCCAGCAGTTCCGCGCCCCAATTATTTTGGTGCGTCTTGAGAGATTCGAACTCCCGCCACAAGGGATGTAGGCCCTTTGCTCTTCCAGGCTGAGCTAAAGACGCATAAAAATAATGTGGGGCCGGGCTTGAGTACCGGCTTCCCATGCCTGCGCGTCGAGGTATGCACTTCGCTAGGGCCTTCCAGGCTACTACCTAGCCTCCACGCACCCCCGTTGGGACCAACGCCTTGTGCACGTCCTTCCGTGCTGCCCACATTATTTTTTTGTGCAGGCCGGGCTTGAGTACCGGCTATGTGGCAATTTCACTGACAGTTATTCGGATTTCATCCCCTACGTATCAAGTCCAATGTCTTCGTAGGGTCGTCAGTCTGGGCCCCTAAGGCTTGTCGGGTAAACTCCCGAGGGTGGACTATCCCTTCATGCTCACTGCCCAATCACTCAGCTTTCGCCGACCTCGTTAGCCTGCGTGTCCTTCCACGCCGCTGCACATATATAATATAACTCCATAAGAGCCAAATGTCAATTTGGTAGCCCGCGAGAGTGCTCCCCTCTCTTCTCTGGCTTGAAGGGCCAGCGTCCTAGATGATGAACGAGCGGGCCACATTTGGATCGAACGCTCTAGGTCTTGAGCTACAGGAACGCTTTTCTGGTTGCGGGAGTGGGAGTCGAACCCACCTGACGGATTGGCTACCGTGCTCCTGGTTTATGGGACCAGTGACTAAACCGCTAGTCTATCCCGCTTCAAACTAAATTGGTACGCCGGGATGGATTTGAACCACCACGTCTCCCGCTAATCGGGCGGGTGCCTTACCAAATTAGGCTACCGGCGTGATTGGTGCCACCGGGAGATCTCGAGCCTCCGACGCCCGGCTCTTCAGGCCGGCGCTCTACATCTGAGCTACAGTGGCGTATATTGGCTGACGGGACTGGATTTGAACCAGTGGTGAGGTTTTTACCCTAACAGATTAACAGTCTGTCGCCTTCGACCGCTCGGCCACCCGTCAATATTTAACCCAAACCTCCTTCTAAAAATTGGCACGTCCTGCAGGGTTCTAACCCGTGTCTGACTGCTTTGGAGGCAGTAGCTTTCCCTTAAGCTAAGGACTATTTGGGGTAACATGTCGGTCCCTCCCCGACTATTCAATTGCTTCACAGGCAATCCGCTCGACTACTTCGCGTTATGTTACCATAAAATAAAAGCCCCTAGGTTTCCCTAGGGGCCTTCGTTTGCACGCCTTTTAATTAGGCCTTACAAACAAACACCCCTAGCGCCCACGATATTATTAAACATCGCATGATGGCGCTCGACGAATTCGATGTAAGACCAAGTAGAAAGCATTTTTCTCCTCTTTTGTACCTATTACTCTAAATATTAATAGACTAGATTAAAACTTAAAAGTCAAACCGGCGAAAGCAACCCAAGAGTTGGGACGGTGATTAGCCGCATCACCAAAAAACGTCTGAGGGTTCACGCGGTACTTACCTTCCATCGTAAACCTAAGCCAATCAACATGAGTCTTGAAACTCAAACCAAAACCAGCATTAGCCGAAAGCTTCTGATCCCAACTACCACCCTGCAGGCGAAGATAAGTCACAGTAGGTCCGCCCATCAAATAGAACGTCCCTGCTTTAAACTGAAAATTGTAACGTGCATCCAAATCAAGAGTATAAAACTGATAACTTACCCTTGTCTTGGTGGAACCAAAAAGATCCGCTGCCGCATTCCAGTTCGCATAAAGACCGGGATAAAAACCAAAGTTCTTAGATAGGGGCATAAAGAACCCTACATAAGCACCTGTATCATCCCGCGCAGAAAGCTTCAGTGTCTGCATATTAATCGAATCAAACGACTGAATATCTGCACTCTTCGTCCAAGTATAAGCAGGGCCAAAGGTTAGCTCATATTTACGCTCTGGGCCCGATGCAAAAGCAGCGATACCCGTCAAGGCCACCGCCAATACCGCAAAAATAAATTTCTTCATCTCTAAATCCTCCTTAGGAATTAAGCGTGCATTTAAATATAACACCAATTAATAAAAAAGTCAAGCATGTGATGCGACCTATGCGTCACAACTCTCGCAAGAATAATCCAAAATATTAACCCCTCCAATAGTAACCCCGTCTAAAACGGCCAATTTATTCTGTTTTATAGACTTAATGTCAGTAACAAACTCCACACCACCTCTTTCATGCAAACAAGAGTTTAACATCCGAGTGAAATCTCCTACACTAACAAGAACTTGATTACCTGCCCCAGCGATGCTGCAAGCAGTTTTTAAAGAATCAAAAACCTCCTGATCTGTTGCATCCTTTTTAAATTTCACATAATAAGCTTTCATCTAACCCTCCTTTCCCTTCATTAAGTTTTTAAAAACCGCAAAAGCATCCTCCAAAGTCCCTACTACCTCTCTAGCGTGATATCTAAGCCACGGATTTATACGCCCTGAAGCCACAACGATTACAGGCTTCCCCATGCCCCACGCCATAAAAATCTCCATACTTGTACCTGTGCTAGCCTTAAAATAATTTGCAAGAATATAATCTGCCTCTTGAATCTCTCTCTTGTTCTCTTCTACGATTTCTCTATCATCCCTATCTGTGAGTTCGCGATAATTTTTATCAATTGGATTCAAGACATCGTAGCCCATTTTATCCAACTCAATAGTAGCATATTCCCGCCACTCCTCAACCTCTGCCTTTGTACAATTTTCAATAGGGCCAGCCAAATAAACCTTTGGTTTTCCAGTCGACACTCTCTCCTTCTCTTCACGCCTAGTTACTTCTTCAATAACCTTTACGAAACTCTTACCCTGCTCGTCTGCCTGAAAGAGCCTAACTAAAGTCAGTGGTTTTCCAAGGGCAAACGCCATCCCCAAATCGAAGTGACTTCCCTTACTATTAGCGTCCCAAAACACGAATACCCTGGTTGCCATCTTCATCGAATTCAAATGTGTCATACAAATATTATATCCCGTTGGGTCAGACTGATCAACCGCATACTTGGGATTATGAACTTCCCAGCCTGAAGCTACTAGTTTCTCAGCATAAGCATCAATTTCTGCTTGAACTTCAGGCGAAACTCCCCTGACTGGACATATAAAATGCGCTCTCATTTTCTCTCCTTATAAACATCCCCATTCTCTACTCGCTTTTTATCTTCATATGGAGCCGCAAGACGTCGATATAATTCTAACTTTGCGCACTCTAGCACACCAACTACGGCATTAATATCTGCATAATGAAAGCTGTCACCCAGATATGTATCAATCAACTTCGTGATGGTATAATTTAGTTCCCCTACTGTTATTGGTTTACAGCTAGAGGTTAAACGTGCTCGACCGTCCTTTGCGATATATGGCATTTCTCCTCCTATGTAACTTTGGTGCACCGTGCGGTCTGGCAAACCGCGCTTCCAATTTTAGAGATTGGCGCCCTTAGACCATGTAGGCAAACGGTGCTTAATCCTATCTCACTCGCAATATAATTACTTAGCCTGTCTTGTCCCAACTATCTTTACTGTTAATATATTCGAAGTATCCACTGTCCAACTAACGGGACCTGGCACCTGCTGCATTTCTGGCACTAGCTCTAATATCTTTTTCCATAACATGTATTTCTCAGTAAAAGCGGTTTGCTGTTGAGACTGCTTAGCACTATAAGCGTCAAGCAGCTCAAGAACCGTTAAGGCTTTATCTTCGTCAAGTATAAATTCTGCAAGTTTTTCTGGCTCTTCTGGCTTTTCTAGTTCTTTACTCTTTTTTGAGAACCAATTTGGGCACCAACTCATTTCTCACTCCTTTATCTACCAGTTTTAATCAGACTTACCGACATACGTTCTCCATCTCTTGAAAAAATTGCGCTCTCCCTTATCTAAAATAGGTCTAGTGGCAAGCGCCGAGAACCCGACACAATTGTCTGGCTCATTGAAAATATAATTTTCTATTTGCCTTTTATCAAGTGCCTGCCCAGCCTCCAATAGCTTCTTCTCGTTTGGAACTTCAAGAACTACCAAAGAAGTCTCTTCCGGCTTCCGAAACCTAAGCCCCGCCTCTAATGCCGCATGGCAAGCTTGGACAATCTGTTGTTCTGGAGAAAGATCTTGACGGATGATGACATAAGTACATGGAGTCCTAAGCCCACCTCCACATACTTTTTTAATCTGATCAATTAAGACTATTGCCTTTGCCATGTCCTCCAACGACAAGACCGACAATAATTCTTTCTTAAAGTTCTTATCGGTCCCATAGTTATAGCCCCACATCTCTGGCCTATTAGCAAGAGTGTCTAACGGACCCCTTAACGCACAGAGGACATTGTATAGCGTCCCATGCGGCTTCATTCCATTTTGAAGTTTGACTGGTTTCGTAACAGGAGTAAATGCTAAGCTTAAATATTTTCTAGCGGCTTGCAATTGGTCTTCTTTCGACCTTAATGCTTTAGATAGACAATAAAAAGCCATGTCATATCTAGTTAATTTTTTCTCATGCGCTAACTGTTTCCATAGTGTTAAGAATGCGTTCATTGTATTCTCCCTAGTGTTAGATTTTGGTATGGTTATATATCTCATCACTAAGGAGGCGCTTTATTAGTCTAGGTCATTTAATCTCCTTTCTTTAAAAGATAGCATTGTAGATTTCATTGTAACTTTCTCTTCTGGCCATCTAAATAGTGCTGATATTCAATCCAATTCTTCCAGCAATCGTAAATATTAAAAACATTATACTGGGCTTGCGTCCATTCTCTCCAGTCTCTATGTGATGCTATATATATTTTTTTTCTTACGTAATTTCATTTGCTTTTTACCTTTATTATATTCTACCTAATCATACTATTTTTATATCCCGCCCATCCTACCTGCTGGCTTTCCCTACGGTCTCTAACAATATAAAACCTCACCACGAAAAAGTCAAATTAAACCTTCCTATGGTGAATATTCCCATTGTTTTCTATATATCCAATCTCTTTTCCTTTATCCGAAAGAATTATTACGCCACATATTTCTCCTTCGTAAGCATAGCACAGATCTGTATCAGAAAAAGTATCTAAAGCATCCTTAAGTTGTTTGACGGTAATATGTCCAGCTCGCACCTCATCTTTTGCGTTAGCTTGTGCTAGCTGTGCATAAAAATTAGTCCTTGATATGCTTGTTCCCCTTCTTTTAGCTCCCATGTTTTTACCCCTCCTCTTCATCGTCATTAATGCCACACTCTTTGCATTGATCCCACAGTAAGCTCGTCCCATCTTCATCAAAATCACCTTTATCTAAGTATATACAATAGCCAAAATTTTGTTCCTCTGCTGTGAGTTTATTTCTTGCATATGGACAGACACGCCATAATAAAACGTTATGATTTTTAAGCGGAATCGGATCAATTATCCACTCGTAGCAATAGGGACCATGAGGAATAAGTCTTGCGTCCTTCTTAATAAACTTACTCCACCAAAACCTTTCCAATCTCCACCAGGCATTATACAGATGAAGTTTAATCAATATAGACTCAAAGATGTGAATAGAGAAAAAAATTAGTCCTACCCTTGACAATAAAGACCTATTTACTTTTGCTATTCCCATGCTATAATATAACTTTTAACAGAAATTAAATCAAATAACTTTTATTGGCGGCGAGTGTTCGATTCGAACGAACGGTGGTCCATTATAGACCACAACTGTTTTCGAGACAGTCGGAATCAGCCTCTCTCCCAACTCGCCTTAAAGTTCTAGTTTCTACTATCTGGCGGAGAATGAGAGATTCGAACTCTCGAGGGATGTGTCTATCCCTACTGCCTTTCCGGGGCAGCGCAATCAGCCACTCTGCCAACTCTCCAAGTTTTTGGCGGAGAGCTAGGTGAGCCGACCACCTATGCCCTAAAGCACCATCCGGGTAGCAACCGGAGTCTGGGACCCGCCCAGATTAACTCTCCATTGGAGGAGGATGTCGGAATTCAACCGAAGGCCCTAAGACCTCAACCGCTTTCAAGACGGTGTCCACTAAGACAAGTGGCCCCATCCTCCGTATTTCGCAATAGCCATAGCGGAACTTCAATCCGCATAACTATTTGGTGCCCGAGGCGAGACTCGAACTCGCACGACTTTAAGTCAGAAGTTTTTGAGACTTCTGGGTCTACCAACTCCCCCACCCGGGCATAATTCATTTGGTGCGGCCACCGGGACTCCAACCCGGACGGCTTATAGCCAAAAGTTTTTAAGACTTTTGTGTCTAGCAATTCCACCATGGCCGCATTGGTGCGAGTAGAAGGATTCGAACCTTCCAGGATTTCTCCACTGCGTTCTAAGCGCAGCGCGTTTACCAGCTTCGCCATACTCGCATAAATTTAAAAGCCCCTCGATTTTCGAGGGGCTTGTCAAAGTCTAAAAAAGGGATAAATAGACTTAGGACACCCCTCTGTCGCTCAGCAAACTAGATAACGATAATAGGAGTGAACTTTGTACTATGTTCATGTTCATTTCCCTTCACACTAATATAATATATTAATAGAGAAAAGTCAAACTTTCCACTTGATGATATGTTCCGTCTGTTTAGACTGTGCGTCAATAACATTAGTCTCTATAGCTGGAACTACCCCGGGCTTAAGCCAATGTCCATAAAATTCTGTCTCCATTATTCCAGAACTCCAAATCTGCGCTTTAAAAACGCGATTTCGCCAAGTCCCCTCAATAGTATCAGACCCAGAACCAAAACTAAACCAGCGACCACCATTAAGAGCTACTAATCTCCACATAATATCTTTATAAGACTCTACATCTCGCATTTTAGCAGGAGTAGTTACAAAATAACCATCCCGCAAATATGTCTCACCTAACTCTCGAAAATAATTTGGATCAATCCAATCAAACTCGTCTACAAACAGCCTAGGAAAAATATAATAATTTAAAGGAAAAGCTAACCTAGTTATAATTCTTTTTTGCATAGAAGAAGGAAAACATTGTTTGATGCGATGTGCCGCCATACTGCTAGTGGATATAAGAACAGCTACGCTGTCCTGATCATATGCCAAATATTGCCCTATGGCATCTCTGAGCCTCGCTGATTTCCCACTCTGCCTCTTAGAGATTTCTAGATACATTATAGGTTAAAGTTTGGAACATCTTCAAATGAACAACTAGTCGGCAGCTTCATAGTTCCTGGAGGCATTACATATCCAGGAGTAGTGTGAGTTGAAACTTTATCATGTACGCCTTCTGGCTTAATTACTAACTCAGATAAATCCTTAAGCTCTGACTGAGGAACAAAAAAAGCTGCAGGACGATTTGCATAGGTTTTACTCCACTCTGCTCGTTTAGCGTCCCTACCTACAATCCAACCCCTTACGCAAAAATTAGGAATCCTACCCGTTACCAATACAAATACGTCTGTATCTCTGTCATCGGGTCGTACAATCAATTCATAATTATCCTTGCTCCTAGTTCGAATCTGAACGTTTCCACCAATGTCGGGGGCTTTAAACACGTCACAAGCCATGCTCCAATAGACATTCATAACTTTAGCAAAGGCCATTTCCCCCGCTGCACCCTCGACATGAATCGTCCAGCCATCCTCTCCATTAAATCCATGCTTATCTTTGAGAGCTTTCTGAAGAGAGCGAATTTGTCTAAACTTGCCAACATCGGCAGCCGTAGACACTTCAGACCATGACAATGTTACATTAACGTCTTTCATTCATTTCTCCTTAAAAGGCCTTACCATGTTTATATGGACGCGTCTTATTAAACGCCGCCTTAGCCAGCATGGCTTCTGGGATGCGAAGCTGCTTAGCCTCAGCATAATCCATCACTCTAATTATTAAATCAGCAAGTTCAGCTTCAAGACCAGAGAAAGCTGGTATCTTATCATCCTGTGCGTTTTTTCTCAAAGCCTCTAAGGCTTCAGAAAGCTCACTATGCATCAACGCAATCTTCTCTCCATCATTAAGGGCCTTGTCCCAAAAACCCTTCTCTACAGCAGTAGCATGAACTGATTTTTGCATTTGCGTCCATGAATCAATAAATTCTTTATCATCTACAGGCTCAAATCCCATTAATGCCTCCTAAGTTCCAATTAGAATATAAGATTTGAAATATGAAAAGTCAAGTATCATTTAAATGGGTTCTGATATCTAAACAACTTTCCTTCATAATTCTGAAGTAAGATTTCTTTTTCATTTTCATTAACAATATAGTCTGGATTAATGGGAACTTTCCCACCACCACCCTCCGTGTCAACAACAAGCTGTGGAATAGCTAACCCAGATGTAAAACCACGCATACTCCTAATGATATTTACTCCAGTCTCTATTGAAGTCCTAAAATGTTCAGCGCCCACAACCGTATCACAGATAAAAAGATAATACGGCCTCACGCTAATTTTTAAAAGGCCATGGCACAGACGAAGCATATCTTCTGGGGTATCATTAATCCCACGTAACAATACAGACTGATTATTAACTGGAATCCCCGCACAAAGAAATTTGTCGCAAGCCTGAGCTGAGTCTGGCGTAATTTCATTAACATGATTGAAATGAGTATTGACATATACCGGCCTATACTTCTTAACCATGCCGACTAAGTCATCTGTGATTCTTTGAGGCAATACCACGGGAAACCTAGTGCCAATGCGGATAATCTCGACATGAGGAATAGCCCGGAGAGAAGACAAAATAAATTCAAGAGTGTCCAATGGTAATGAAAGAGGATCGCCACCAGAAAGAATTACATCTCTTATAACTGGAGTCTTCCGGATATAATCTATCATTAATTCAAGTTGGCGGCGAGACTTAGGCATATCACCTTGTCTCCATTGGCGTTTGCGAGTACAAAAGCGACAATACATTCCACACCATGACGTGCTAATAAACAAACATCGGTCTGGATATCGATGAACAATCCCATCTACTGGAGACTGTTCCTTTTCATGCAAAGGGTCAATGAATCCCGTATCGCAAAATTCTGCCGCAGATGGTACAGCCTGTTTGTATATCGGGTCATTGAGATAATTTTCTTTGTCAATAAGATTTAAATAATACGGCGTGATAGCCATATGAAGCTCGTCATTGCTACGTTTCGACAGCTCGGCATCTACAGGGAAAAATTTGGATAGCTGAGAAAGTGTTTTAATTCTATTACGATATTGCCAATGCCATGAGTTGAATTCTTTAACAGTTACATTAGGAAAATAAGAACTTTTTATTAACGCATCCTCGCCCACTTTATCACCCACCTCCATAGGGGCATCACGCTAGTTATATTTTATTAATAGTTACTCAACACACTGACAATATAACGCACTACAACAAAAAAGTCAATAGTCAAAAATAAGCCTTTATGCACGAGAAAGACTAAGCGAATTATAAAAAATCAGGAGGGACACGACTGGCGAGAAGTTAACCGACGCGCATCAGACAATAACTTATCAACTAGCTCTGGTACCTTAAGACAAAGAACATCTTCGGACCTAGATCCATCATCACAGATATAAGCTTCTTCCCCTATAATCTGTCCCACTTTAACTATGAGGTCTCTATAAAGCTGTGCATTCTGATGACACCGAACCGCAAATTCTTTCCAATGCCCAGCTCTCGCAATGGCATCCAGTTCAGACCTAAATTCATCATCACATATATGAACTTCTTCTCCTACGATCTGACCCACTCTAACTATAAGATCTCTATAAAAATCTGCATTCCGAGAGCATTGAAGCGCAAATTCTTTCCAATTTTGAAATTCCCTTGCGTTTTGTTGGATAGTCACAGGCTTAGAACTTAAGTCTGTCTTTTTCACGCTTTCCTCCATCCTCTGCAGGATTTACATTTGCCAGTCCAAACCTGATACATTGTACCTTTATTTAAACCCTTCTCTCTACACCAAGCGCGAAGTTTATTAGTTTCGTGTACAATCCCATCAGGAGAAATAAACCTATAGGTGATATTTTCATGTGGAATAAAAGATGACCCTGGTTTTGTCCAGCCATGATGATGCTGAGATATACCCTGAAGCACCTGATAAACGCCGCCTGGATTAAGATTATGCTCTTCGCAAAATTCTTTTAATCCTATAAAAGTATACTCTTTGCCTTCTGGTGAAACTAATGTATATGTTTTCTCTCTCTTATCTTCCTCATCTGGAAGACGCCAACCGTTCCATTGCTGTTGATTGTGCTTAAAGATATGGCTTATGGGCCCAGGCTCAAGATTATATTTCTCGCATAATTCCCCTATAGACGGCGCAGAGTGCGATTTACCATCTGGGCCCAATAAGGTAAACAGCCGTCTTCTTTCTGGAATAATCGCTTCTAAAACCTTAAAGCCTTTATGTTGCTTTGCTTTTTTATTAGCAACTCGGCTCATCGCACCATCCGACAAATCATGTTCTAGACAAAACATTTTTAAATTGTTAGTTTCATAGATAGTTCCATCCGGCCCTTGAATTTTATAATAAGCCTCTTTAATTTTGGTGGTATCGGCTAAAGTCCATCCCTGATGAGAAAGCCTAGTTTTATAAATAAGACCCTGAATGGCATTATAGCGAAGATTCTTTTCTCGGCACCATGCCTTGAGATTCCCCGTAACTTCCTGAATGTTCCCATCTGGGTCTTTAAATTTATATGTTTTAACCTCTGGCGCTACATAATCAGGAAGAGACCAACCGGCATGAGTATGGCTATCGCCCCTCAATACGGCCCTGATATGCTCTGGGTCTAGGCCATGCTGCCTAGCAAAATCATCTATATTTTTAGCCGTGACGATCTCTCCAGTCGGAGACTTAAGAGTAAATTCTTTTGCCCTAGAATGTCCTGGGCCTTTCTGATTTTTACCTGTAGCAGGAAGACCTCTTTTAATCTTAGCAATTTTAGCCCTGGATTCCTCCGTATAGGTAATGCCATCTGTCCCACCGGCAATTTTGCAAATATTGTATCCTTTGTGAGGTCTCCATGGCTTTAATTTATCCAAATAAAACTGTTCCCTAGGAATTAACTGGTTAATGTCGGTGACAATCTCAAGCTGAGAAAATAAAAAAGCCTGAGGGCCATACTTATCATAACTCATTTGAAGCCATCTGTTCGGATGAACATGATCTGCTAAGTCTTTGAAATGTTTATATTCTCGATGTTTAAAATCGTTAGTAGAACCAATATATATTTTCTTATTAACTAAATTAGTGATCACATACACTCCCATTTCTTTTGCCATTTTTTAAACTCCAGCTACCTTTCGTCATAGCAATATAATATCATTATCTAGAAAAATCAAATTTGTTAATCTTACTTACCTGCCAGAGAACCACAATTAAATAGAAAATTATTAATAGTATTTATTTCGACAAAAAGAATGGGCCGGGATTTTATTCCCGGCCCACCGTGGACACAAACTATTGATTATTAAAGACTTATATCTTAGTGCCCTTTGCTACGCCACGACCGTTTACAACCGCGATGCCAATAATTTCATTGACCACCCATCCTAGTTTTAGCTGCCTCGGCTCATCTGCCGGAAGTACTTCCACATCTTGACGGACGGGCATTACACCCACGAACTCAGGATCCGTAAGGGCGTAAACGGTGCCGCGAGGAACCATCTTGCTGACGATAATATCAGCGCCCCAGATGCGAGCATAAAGACCGGTCTGCAAAATTTCACGCTGGGTAACCATATCAACGCCGTAGCCCGAAGCATTCAAGGAATACCAGCCCATGATATCGGTAAACTCGGTAATGTTCATCATGAACTTAGTAGTTACCAAGTCCCAACGGTCAATCTGCTGCTTAAGCTTTAGAAGATCAGGCACAGTCAATGAAGAAGGAATCGTCTGGGCCGTATTTTCCTGGCCAGCTGCAAAGTCCAAAGCCGCAAAGATATTAGCATCTTCCTGGGCCTGGATTTCCTGACGGGCCTTCTGCTGAGCCCTGTCGATGACATTAAATCTACGACGCCGAACTTCAGCTATACGAACCGTAGGATAAGAAACAACTTCGAACTCTGGAACAGATACCCTGTCACCAAAAACACGTGATTCTGGAGCAGCACCGTTAGAAGAAATAACGGTAGCACCCACGTCAATATCCTTATCGTACACGGCAAGAGCGCCGGGCGGAAGAGGATCGACGATAAGAGCCTTACGACCGATACCCTGGTAGTCAAGGTTCCTACGAATCGGGTTGGCCATTGCCTGACCTAGCGCAACACGACCAGCATCAGTAGCCAAAGCCTCTTTAAGAAGGGCCTCTTTTTCCGACTCACTATAGCTGGGCTCGCTATTAGTAAGACCAAAATTGCTCGGAAGGTTTTCCCCACCCTCGGCAATCATCTGAGCATAGCGGACTAGCTCTTTGAGAGCGTCAACCTGCGTATTAGCATTAATATTAGACATTGTCATATCTCCTTTATATCCCTTACTGGGCCCACGCGAATAGCATCACAGGCTGACCTGTGTCGCCACCCGTTTGACTGTGTGCGGCGGGGAAAGACGTCGACACATAAGATGGATCGCCCATAAAAGAGATGAAGTAAGCAACGGTCTTAGAGGCTACACCAGTCACTGAACCGCCCTTAGTGAAGCAAGCTCCGTGAGCACCAGCCGTACCAGTGACACTGAAGGCAAGAGCCGAGCCAGGAACTTCTGGAGTTGCTGGGTCATAGGCGTAGTAAACATCGGTGCCGTAAAGACCATTCTGGAACCAGCCAGTCACTTTACCAGAGCCCATCATGGTATTCGGACCAACTAGGTCGCCTGTTCTCCAACCGTGATAATACTTATACTCGGTTGAGCCACTATCATAACCAAACTGATGACCAAACATTGTTCCATACCCCGTGCTGCCGTCATCAAGCAGGACAAGCGGGGTTGTAGCTGAAGCCACATAGCCATTCTGTGTGGTTGCAGGGGCAATAACCGTTTTTACTTGGGATCCCGCGCCCTCATCGAAACCATCGCCCAAAGGAATAACTGGGCCGTACCCATCACCCATGGGACCACCGGCTGTTGACTTGAAGAAGCCAAGCATACCGCCCTGAATAAGGGGAGCTGTAGTTACGACGGACGTGGCATCGTTGTAAAAATCAAAAAACCCAAACGGCTTGCCATCATCGTAAAATAGATAAAGCATTTTACATCCTCCTTTACTAATAGGCTTTGCAAATAAGCATACATTTGCAAGCCACTTCCAAAACAAAATATTAATAGATAATCAATTTACATCTTGTTTCAGTTTACTCATATAAGGTGTATCAATCTTTTCTCCTACAATTTTCTGTTCAACCTGAGTCCTAATACCGTCCAGTATCGCAATACTCGTTAATAACTTCCGATCCCCGGACTGATTATAAAGGGCCGCTATGTTTTCTCTGAGTAGGAGCGTAGGTATTAATACTTTTTCGTTCACTAATGACGCGAACTTTACAGCGATATTATCCTCCATACTCATCACGTATCCAGCGTAAATACCAAACTCCTGGAACACAGACTCAAGAGTGTCCAGAATGTTCGTCTTTGTTCTTGCCTCACATATAACTGCCGCCGACTGAAGAAGTTGACTAAGAAGTATTGCATCCTTAGAATACAGCTCCATACTCATAAGAGCTTGTCCAAGAGCCGATATCCCTTCTTTATCTT